GATGAATTAATATCCAATCCTATAGGTATGTAAAGACTTGACAGGGCATACAGGACGTGCTAAAATCAGTAGTCAAATGAGAGGGATAATACATGAAAGACTTTCTAAAATACGGCAAAGCATCAGTGCTGCTTGACGGACAATTCGGCAGCACTGGCAAAGGTCTTGCCGCCGCTTACGTTTACGAGAAGATCGAAAAGGAAATGGATTGGGAGAAGGTAGTGTGTGCTACTAATGCCGCGCCTAATGCAGGTCATACTACAGTAACCAAGAATGGTAGGAAATTCGTTACATTTCATATGCCGACGATGGGTGTGCTATCACCCAACTCTCCTATTTTCCTAAACGCTGGAGCGATCATTGATATTGACATTTTGGTTAAGGAAGTAGAAGACCTTGGTGTTAACCCAAGGCGGGTATACATTCACGAAAATGCCACGATCATTACTCATAAAAATAAAATGACTGAGAAGGATAAATCTTCGTCTCAGACCAAAATAGCATCAACGCAAAAAGGCGTTGGAGCGGCACTATCTGCGAAAGTGGATAGGAGCGGTGACGTAGCGAAATATCACTCTGAGGATTTGATTAGCTATGGGTTCAATCTAACCGATGCTACACTTAATAGCTTCATCCAACGTGGGTATGCGGCAATGATTGAAACGCCTCAGGGCATGAGCTTATCGTTAAATAACGGCTTTTACCCGTACTGCACGTCTCGTGAAGTGTCGGTATCCCAGTCTCTATCTGATGCAGGTCTTCACCCACACATTTTGCACAAGACCTTAATGACTATGAGGACGTTTCCCATCAGAGTGGGTAATATCGTTGATGAAAAAGGACACACTCTTGGATTCTCAGGCCCAGTCTATCCAGACCAGCACGAACTAAATTGGGCAGTAGATTTCCCACACATAACGCCTGAGAAGACTACTGTTACTCAGAGAGTACGTCGCATTTTCACTTTTTCGCAGATGCAATACTACGAATCTTTGTTACGTTTGCGACCTGATTACGTTCACGTTGGATTTTGTGATTATCTTAAGGACGCCGACGCTTTCAATGAGTTTAATGATGTGATGGATCAGGTAGAAAATTACACTAATATTGATCGACCAAAGAGAACATATGCATTCGGACCGTGCACCACGGACGTATACAATGACAGAGAAGATGCACTGAAAAAGTACACATAGGAGATATTGCGATGATGAACGAAGAACGACGCAAAAAGATTAGCGAATCCATGAAGAAAATATGGGCCAAGCGCAAGAGAAAAGCTCATGTAATGGGGATAATCGGCAAAAAGACGACTGTGGCAATCACTAATGACGCAGTACGGTCTGAAGTATACGAATTTTCTGTACATATGGAGAGGAAGCTTAAGAAACGCGATGCATATGGTGGGTGGCGTCATTTGCCACTTGATTATCTCAAGCAAAAGCTTAACTCGGAGCTTACAGAGCTTCAGGTAGCGTTACAGTACGAGAGCGACGAAGAAGTAATGGATGAGTGCGTAGATGTAGCTAACTTTGTAATGTTCATGTGGGACATTATGCGATCGGGTACTAATAAGACGCGCACAGGGTTGGTGCATCGCGGCAAGAAAGCTAAGGCGCATGGTTGATAGACCGTTTTCTCAAGCTTGGCGCGACATGGCATACGTGCCGCGCTGGGCTATTCTTCGCCGCACCAGGCAGCAGTTCTTAGCCGAGCATTCATACTTTGTGTCAGTATACGCTATGCAATTAGCTAAATTGATACATTGGGATGGTGATACGGGGGAATTGCTATCCTACGCGCTTATCCACGATATTGACGAGACTGTTACTGGTGATATTCCTGGCCCAATCAAACGCGCAGCTTTTAACAAGAACGTAGCTGAAAAGGCCATGGCACCAGTTATGAATGATCGTTTTGGAGAAGACATTATGAAGGATATATTCTTCGTACCAATGGATATTAAGGCTATTGTATCTGTTGCGGATTCTATTGAAGAGATATGCTTCTTGATGGAAGAGTCCTTAATGGGTAATAAGGAGTGGACAAAGCCAGTACTAAGAGAATCTACCGAAAGATTAATGTCCCGTTGGTCTAATTTGCATAACATCCTTGGGTATTCTGATGTAATAATGGATAATGCTTGGGCTTTTATAGTTAAATCAGTACTAAGTGGGCAACTATCAGAGCCTATATTAATGAAGGACAAATTATGAGTATTAATTGGGAACTTTCAATACCACCCCTACCAGTTCAGGAAGTGGCGCTTGATAAATCAAAAGGGCAAGATGGATATGGATTTTTCCTTGAACCTGGAATGGGCAAAACGGCAATCATCATGGCTGAATTTACGAATTTGGTCAAAAGTGATGATCTTGATCTCCTTGTCGTTATATGTCCCAACACACTACGATCAAATTGGGCCGCTGAAGCTAAAAAATTCGGGTTTGCGTATGAAGTATCCATGTTTCCTGATGTACCACCAAAGAAAGGAATGTGGATCATTAACTACGAAAAGTTGGTTACAAAGTCGATCGATTTGATATACAACACCATATCACACCGCAAGACGTACTTGGTGTGCGACGAGAGCCACAGGATTAAAAACCCCAAGGCCAAGTCCACCAAAGCGGCGATAGCCCTCTTTGATATCTCCCGTGTCAAGCGTGTGATGACGGGTACACCAATGGCTAACAGCGTGATCGATTTGTGGGCACAAATGCGGTCGATTGGTCATCACGGAGTGCACAGAGGCCCATACACATGGCGTAATCGTTACGGAATCATGGGTGGGTGGATGGGCAAGGTAGTGGTGGGTGTCCAACGCGAAGACGAACTAAAGACGTTGGTAGACCAATGTGCTTTTCAGGCCAAAAAGTCTGAGTGGATGAAAAGCCTTCCACCTAAGGCATACTACACCATCGACTACGAAATGAACCGTGCGCAGAAAACCGCGTATAAAGAGATATACAATGAGCGGTTCTTTTCACTTGCTGATCAGGAAATCACTGCCCCTATGGTAATTACTGCACTAATGAAGATGCAGCAAGTAACTTCAGGGTTCATGATGGACGACGAGGGTAAGGTCGTTGATTTGGTTGGGTGGAATAATCCCAAAATAAACGCTATATCTGATGCCTTAAACGATATCGAGGGTAAGGTGATACTGTTCGCACATTACCGCCATACGATAGACTTATTATACACCCGATTTGGTGGCGAGGCAGTGAAGATTGAGGGCGGTATGAAGCGCGAAGATATCGAAAATGTAAAATATATGTTTAACAACAATCCTACTGTCAAATATCTCATTGCCCAGACCACTACGGCTAAGGAAGGTCTTACTCTTTTAGGGTCAGAAGATAACCCGTGCCATACCACGATTTTTGTCGAAAATACGTATAGTCTAATTGATCGCACCCAAGCCGAAGATAGAAATCACAGACATGGGCAAGTCGCGGATCAGGTGTCTTATTACGATTTGGTAGGAAGCAAGATCGAGGCTAAAATTATCAAGGCTCTTCAGGACAAGAAGGACTTGGTAAAATCAGTATTGGAGGGTACACGTTGACTAAAACGAACGCACGTATGCAGACATATATCGAGCGACAAAAAGATCGTGGTCTGATTAGTATAACTCTATGGGTTCCAAAAGAATACGTATCGGGTATACGAAAAATGGCTGATCATTTGCGGCGAATGCATGGGGTAGTAACGCTACGTAGCAAGATACTTTATGGGGATAATAACGATGAATGATGGTGTAAAGCATGACGGTGAAAAGGCTCCTATGGACCTATTACCACCAGAACTACTATTTGCAGTAGCGGAAATACTTAAGTATGGTGTTGCTAAATACGAAGTACGTAATTGGGAAAAGGGTATGCGATGGGGCAGAGTATTTGCTGCTTTAATGCGCCATATGTGGGCTTGGTGGTCGGGAGATGACAAAGACCAAGAGACCGGCAAGTCCCACTTGTGGCATGCCGCTTGTTGCTTGGCATTCCTTATAGCATATGAGTCACGAGGTGTTGGTGAAGATGATAGACCTAGGGCATAAACGAAGGAGAGAAAAAATGCTTAGCATTCAAGAAATAGTTATTCAAATGTGGCAAAATGATCATACTGCTACGGAAATTGCGGTATATTTAAATCGTACCAGACAAGAACCACACACTCGTGCGTCTGTAATGGGTCGAGTTCACAGGATGCAAAAGAAAGGCATTTTAAACCGTCGCATACCAGAGTCTTCTTTTTGGGTAAGAAGAGATAATAGTATATTCAAAAAAGCAAGTAATTTAGAGTCGTTTAGTGTTGATATAGAAAAAATAGAGGCAGTAAAAGTTAATAAAAAGTTCATACCAAACCGCACGTTTAAAAAAGAACATATATTAGCTAAGCAGTCAAAGCATACGCCATATGTACCACGCCTAGAAGAGGATGTTACAAAAGGTACATTGTTCTTAGTAATTAAGAATAGTCAATGTAAATGGATATATGATTTTGAACGGTCTGGTCAAAAAGTGTGTTGTGGAGAAAAAGCTTTTAAGAAAAGCTACTGTCGTGAACACTATTTTATGTGTTACAATCCCATACCATCGCGAAAATCTACATCGCCTCATTCGCGACCTTAAGAGCTGCTACCACCATGTCATCAGGCTTGTCTAGGTGGGCTTGTGTCTCACTACCGATCGATTTTCTCACGCGTTCTACTTCGTTTACTAAGTGGTCTGACTCTGATTCGTGGTCAAGAACTGCGCCGCCTGTTGCTCGTTCCTGACGAGATTCAAGTTCTTCTACTTCCTGTCCGTATTGAGAACCTTGAGCAGCACCAATGGCGGGTGCCCGAATTGTATTAATACCAAACAGATCACGCAATGTTTCTGGTGTTGGCTTGTCCATGAGACGAGCAGCAAGAACTGGATCCGTTCTAGCCTGTTGTAAAAGCTCAATTGCCCTTCCTCGCACCTTGCCAGACAAGAGTTTGTCTACCATTCCGTCAAGGTCGATTGGCCCAGCATGAACATTACCAACGGCACCCGCCATTGCGGTTGCCGCGTCGCCAATCCAGCCTAGATTAACACCAGCGGCTTGTTGAATTATATTACCCGCACCGTATGCTATAAGACCCTTAGTAATTCTACCTGTACCGACGCCGTATAAAATATCGCTAACCCTACCATTTGCTAACTTATTAATGACGTTTAGGTTAGCACTTTTACCTATTGGAATGTCTTGCATGCGACGAGCAGCATTCTCAATCATGTTGAAGTACGCACGATCG